GAAAGATGCAGCGGTAGTATCTTCCGCTGCAAGTCTCGCCCGAATAATTGTTTAACTTTAAAATGATTGTTATGTGGTACAAAGAAATTGTCGTCGTTCTCACTCGAGCACTACAGTATTACAGTGCGGCTCAATCGGTTTCATCAATCGCTGAAAAATTAGCAACAGATGATGAAAAGGAGAAATTAGTCACGTCTACCGCTCTACGTGGTCTCGGTTACGTATTTACTAAACATCTGAATCAAATGAAGCAACTTGATCCATATGTTGCTGAGTCTATTGACGGTACATCTTTAGATGATGATTCTCTCATACAGTTTCTTGCTTTGGTAGACGAAGATTTTACGGCAAGACGTATTTCTAATCGCCCTGAAGATATTGCTGAACAATGGATGAATGCATACGTCACTCAATATAGACATAGGATCGCTCCTAAATGGTTGAATAATCTCTATCATATGTCTGAATCAAGCAACCCACATGCTCGGCCGACTTTACATCTGATCTTGAAGCAACAGATTGAAGGTTTAAAGAATGATTCCAAATATCTTAAATTGTTTAATAATTATCCAGGATATCGAAGTGGTTCCCAAACAGTCGATAGTCATTTAAACATGGTCGATTTACTCTCGCACATAATGGAGGATCCGTATTTTCAACAATTTTCTGATGGTTTAACCACTGCTACTATTAATGTAAATCATTATCTTCCGTTTAAGATGCTATCCGCTTTTACAACTGATAAACTTCTCGCTCGTACATTTATCAACAATATCTCGACGAGTCGAAAAGGGCTACGAATTATCCCTCTTCCACCATTGGATATTCTACCTCCAGGTTCCATGTATACGCGTAAACATACTCAAGTCATTTCCCGTCCTTTAACGAGGAGTCGTAAGGAAACAGGTGATACGAACTAATATCTATGGCTATCTAATTTAACTATAATCTTTATATTTAAAACTTTTATTTTATGGGTAAAATTACAGTTAAAGGGATGGATAATGGCACTGAGGGATCGCCCATTTACTTCTTTTCCTTATCAGACACTTTATCTTCTCAAGTCTGGGCAGACGCCCTCAATGGGATTATCGACATACCTGGTGCTTCTTCTCAATGGAAGACTCTTACCATGGAGAGACTGCGTAACGCAGCTTCCGACTTGCCTTTTCAAACTATCATCTCCAAACTTTCTCAGATACTTAAGAGAATTCCTGAGGTTCCTCCTGAATTTCGGATGCCCATCATATTGTCATCATTATCGATTGCTTTTTCTGAATCTCGCTTTAACGGAAGGGCTATAGCCAATATTAAAGCGCAAATTAATGATTATCTGCACGCATCTCGGGTATATTTACGGCGTGCTAAAGGATATTTTCAGTTGTTACCGGGAACGTTTAGTTGGATGGCTAAAATATATAATAACACAGAATCTCGATTAAGAAAGCTTATGGATAAAGCTGACGTCTTAGCAGCTATTCGAGCATTCTCACCCAGCGAAGCTAAAGAGATTCAAGTCGTTGGACAGCCATATACGATGAATCTGAATGAGCCGGCATCTCAGATTATTCCTTCGATCGCTTACCTTCTTCATAGCGCATTTCAAATCTTTAAGGATTGGCAATGGGACGATGCTAATCATCAATGGGTGCCGAGAGAACCTTTCGCTAATGATTATCTCTTAGTCCAAGTTAACAATCTTGTTCCTGGTGCTCTACGTGATAAGGAACTTGGTATTCAACTCCTCATGACATTATATCACGTTAATGGAATAAATTGCTTGCATCAACGCGAGCGAAACAATTTCGCTTATGCTGGTGTTGGCGCTGAAGATAATCGTTATGCGAACGATATAGCCAACTACATTGCGCTACGGCAAATTATTACTCCTGAGTCAATTCAGGAAATATTTAATATTTAATAGTTAACCTTTTTAAAACTATCTGAATTATGGGATTGTTCTCACAAGTTTGGCGTATTAAAGGGCGTGAAGTTATTAATCAGGATATATCCGCTATACCCGCAAATAAGATTCTTTATGCAAAGCGGGAATATTTGCCTATCCTAATGCATGTTTGGAAAATTGTCGAAGATACAACGAAATTTAGATGGCGAGCTACATCATACATAAGATCCAGTCCGTCTCACAGACAAGGCATCGCTTTAGATATAGCTCCTGATATAGCTCCTACTAGTAAGAGGTTTTATGCTGTTACTAATATGTCTGATCCTGTACTCTATAAAAGAGAGCGATTAATCCGTTTGTTACAGCAAGCCGTTCGTCGTTTGCCTATTTATAAGTACGATGTTGGCATATTTATCGAGCCTGATCATCTTCATATTGGTTTATTTCAGCGTCGCAGAAGACCATCGAACCGTCTTTTCAAATGGGGAATTTATAAACCTGTCTATCCTGATTCGGCTCGACGGATGAAGTTACCACTTATTCGGTCATGATTACTCATGATATATCTTTATGTTTAACTTTAAAATGTAAACCTATGAAATCATTTAATGATTTAGATGTAACTACTGACGCAAGACAACCTTTGGCGGACATCACTAATGCTCCTTATTTGTTTGGGGATCCCGTTGGAGATATTGACTTAAGCGATGACGAAACCGGTGATGAAGACGGTGATTTTGACTATGGCGACGTCACCGACGATGATGAAGTTGATGCTCTTTCAACTTATCAACTTATCTCAGGTGACCCTGAAATCGGTGCTCCAATAGGTCAAAAGGTTAAAAACTTCTATCAGAAGTATAAAGCCCCGATTTGGGGAATAGCAGGTGCCGGAGCAGGAGTAGCAGCTGGTATGCTAGCGGCTAAAGCACTTGCCCGTGCTCGTGCCAAGAGAGCGTATAGGAATAAACTTATGCGATATAGGCAGAATCAATCTTTGCGGGCTCAACGTATTGTTACCAGAAGCATAAGAGGCCTTAGTCGTCTGTCAATGATGCCATTCTTCCAAATAAGCGGAGCGAAAATGAACGCAGCCCCGATTGATCCGTCTAGTCGGTTTATAGCAGATATGTTTAAACAGATGCTTGATCGACAAGCTATGGACACTCCTTTTTATCAAGAAACCGCAATCGGTACTTTTGCAGGTGGAAACTGGACAGCACAAGCTCAGGGAGTGGCAACGACTCGCTATTTCACTGGCCTGTTCATCCAGATAGGGACTAATATCCTAAACGCAGCGCCTGGGACGATAATTAGAATTACTGCAAATATCCCGACGATAGCTGGTACTCTAACGATTTCATCACAACCCTTTATTCTGACTTATGAGAAAGGTTTTGATGTACGATTCCTCTTTTTCCCTTGGCAATTAGTTGCTAATAGAGCTTTGCCTGTTCTGGGAGCTTATAGTTCTGCGAATCCCATCGTCGTGACAGTTAATGGTATACCTGCTGCCAGCGCTGTTAATGTGGTAGTCCCTGGAAGTCTGCATCCTTGGACAGTTGCAATGAGATCTGCTTTAATGCGACCTTGAGTCTAGCACTGACTTGTGACCCTTAATTTTAGATGAGATTTTAAAGTTTTAACAATAACAATTACAATGCCCTATGAATGGATTAGACTTTTATAGTAATAGAGGCGACACGAGAATGGCGAAAGCAAGATTACTACTTTCTCTTATGTCTCGAGACATGGTAGAGGATATCATAGCTCTCATTCAATGGCGTGGGCACGCTGTCGTAAATGATATCTTTGATACTCAACCATCCGCCTATGACCCCGGTCATCCTTTAGCGATATTATCGAGAGAATATATGGCTGATGAGGACGTTCCCTTAGTGCTCCTTGGTTTGTCTACAGTCATGTTTGGCACGATGAGAAAAGCCAATATGCTAGGTATGGACCAATATAAAGAGATCCTTCGAGATGCCTTTAGTCTGGACGCTGCCATGGCAGAATCGATCGCAAAGAATATTGAGACCTACGATGTCATTCCATGGAAAGACAGCGCGGGAAATTTTAACTGGTTAGCTATTGGTGAGAAGATACTCGAAGGACTTCGTAAAGCCGCAAACTGGTTGCCTGAGCGACTAGGGATCCCATGGGAAATTGATCAGAATCAGAAATACGATCGGGATTTCTTATATGAAATGTCAAAGTTAGGTGAAGCTATTGTATCACTTAATCGAAGAGCTCGCCTCATGACATCCCAGGCACAAATCAGTTTAAGTCTTGGTATGCTGTCTACGGGCGACCCTGAAACTGAAGGGGATATCGACGCGGAAATAGGAGAAACCTTCGTGAGAGTGATTCAACGAGAATTACCCCCGGCTATATATGGATCTTTAGCGCCGTTAGCCCGTCTTGGTAGAGCGTCGACAGCTCAGAAAGCCACCAATATACTGCGCACTGCCGGTTATGGAGTTACCCCGTCGGGTCAACTAGCTCAGGTTAGTCCACCAACGAATAAGAAGGTTCATAAGATAGTCAGTCAAATTTTGGCTATGAAGCCTAGCAAGGCAGCACTACTAGGGGCGGCTGCGGGATTTCTTCCTGCATTTCTGATTTCACTATTATCTAAAAAATCAGCTCTCTCTGGTGACATTACAATTGGTGATTCAGAAACCGCAAGAGAAATTGCTGATTTGTATGGTGACTCTATAGCGGACGCTTGGTTGGTGGGAGACATTGAGGAGATCGTAAAACACGCCTTAAATGACGCTTCACAAGAAGTCAGCATTGATGATCCGGATATAGAACAGAAAATTGATAAAGCAGTCGCGGAGGAGATAGCAGGAGATATCGAAAATATGGATCCTGAAATTGGCGGGTGGTGGTCTCGTCTCAAACGGAATTGGGCAAGACGGCGGTATCTGAGAAGGCGTAGGCGAGCAATGCGCCGTGCTGCACGGATTATGAGACGAATGCGCGAGGAGGAAGAAGCAATGAGATATAAAGCGATGGCCGACGCCGAGACTCCAGACAAATATATTAACTTCACTCCTCGATTTGACCCACGTATAGATTACGCTCGATATCATCCTGAAAGGTTTAGTCCTCATGTTCGTCATGATCTTCGGTATATGACTAATGATGAACCAGTGGATATGCCTATCGACCAGGATAATTACTTCGCTCCGTCACCTCTAGATAATTTTGATGATTATTTTCCTCCTGAGACAGATCAGGGAAATGTGAACGAAGATGAATCTTAATCTTCCTTCTATCTGCGTTATTATTCTACCCCCTCATCTCTTCTTATGTCTTTCGACCCTCGTTATTTCAATGGGTTCATGAAGGGATATGTTCAGTAGTTTACTTATAATTTCTTTATGTTAAATAATTAAATTGATTCAATATGAAATCACTTGTAAGTCACGCTCTACCTCCCAAATTAAGCGCGTTCAGATCTTTAGAGTATAACATCACTGCCGCTCTCGACGCACGTATTGCACTCTTAGCTAGTTTGAATGGTTATCCTTATGCAGCACAAGTGATAGCGCGCTGCCAGAACATTATCGATCGCTCATCAGTACAGGCCGCTAAGCAAGGTGTCCTTAGACTTAGAGATATAGCACGTTTCGCTGCTGAAATCCTGGCAACAGTGCCTGGTGCTAAAATAGAGCGTTATCTTCTTAATCGCAGTGAGATGGTTGATTATATCCAGCTCAACAAGAAAGATTATGGATTCGATCACTTAGATGCAGAGAGTACTGATTTGGTTGCTAATTTGATCACTAGTTCCGAGCTGATCGAAGCCACGTGGAAACTTGACATGGCTGAAGAGCCTGAGCATAACTTTCTCACTCAAATGAATTCTCTTTATCAATCACTTAGAAAATCAAGGATTCATTCAATCGAATTCAAGAAGACGGCAGGTAGCTCGCTCAAGGGTAGTGAACTGCACGTTGAGTATACGGAAGATCAACCTTTAATATACCAGGCGGATGTGAATCAGTTGATACCCTTACAAGCTCTTCCGTCTATTAAACATCTTGTCCTATCGGGGATTCAGCTTGAAGACGGAGAGTATACAGGTTTGAAGACTATTCTTGAGCGAGAAGAGACCATGTTGAGGCTTGCTGACATACGGTTTCTAGATCATCTTCTAACGCTATTCATGTCCCCGGAGGCGTGGTTAGTCTTTATTCCGCCGCGTCCTATCATAGAACCTCGATCAAATGAAGAACGCATGCGGGGTCTACGATTGTTTTCTGCCTATCTCCATTCACTCCTCCTCATTCCACAGTTTTTTAGATTGGAGGTATTTCGACAAGGTTATCTTAGAATGGAACATTGGCTTGACAATTTTCCTTTTATACCTGCTGATGTGGAGAAAAATTATTCCGAAATCATAAAGAAATATGATACACTTCAGATTGCTAAGGACGTAGAGCAATTATATGTCAATTCTGATGAAAGCACAAACTCTCCTTTGGGCGCGTCAATCCATACGTTCTTCACTGAGGTAACCCACTTATTTGGGTTGGATCAGATTCTCAAGGAGGCTGACCAAGCGGCTGTAACTAACGTTGGAATTAAAATAACCAATCTCAAAGAGCTTAATGAAAACAAATACAACTATATACTACTAAGGAATCCGATTCAAAAGGTCGATATTGGTAGCGATATAGGTTATAGAATTTTAGATAATGAAATATTCCGGGATGTTATGAAGCGAGCTTACCAGTCAATCGTTAATAACATCGGTCGCTATGTGCCGGATGACACTGTAATCCGACTCGCAGAATTAAGTCCAACGCCTCCATTTCCATTCCATGCTGCTTTGCCGATCACAGACATGTTTCATTCTGCTAATCAACCTAAAATTGAGTCTGGTGCACTCAGTCATCGTTATTTCTCGATCAATTACGACTTTGAAACTGAATTGACACTTCGAGAGAAATATCGTTATACTATAATATCTGCCAAAGATCTCACTAATCGTTTTCCATCGATGGTAGCTTTCGATCGCGATATGGCAGCTCGGTTCCGCGGTTATTTAAAGAAAGAGTCATGGCGTACTCTATATCCTTCTAACTTAGTGATGAGCGATCGTGCCATTGAACCTGAGATTCTTAAATACCAGAATCCTAAAGATGGACAACAGACCGAGTTGAAGCAGATATTCGAGTACATCTCATCCCAATCGTTCGAACTTATTCGGCGGAATTTTGCAACGCCGGTTATGCGGGAAGATTGGGCCACGATTTTATCATCCTTTGCTCTCATGTTCTACATATCTGAAACTGGAACTGCCAAAGCAGGGTCTAGCACGAAATACACTTTAGTAAGAGGTACTGGCATGCCCTATGGAAAAACTTACGAGGCTTTAGAAGCGATGCAAGATTTCACGGACGATGATATGATTCCTATTAACGATACTGTTGCAATTGCACTTTTGAAAAGGATTCCACTTCCATCACATACGCTCGGTGTTGCTAAATTTGATCTTGGATACCCTTACTATTACTGTGCAGGCAATGGTCTAGTCTTGGATGTAAAGCGTTTCTGCTATGATGAAGCATGTTTACATTTCCATATGCGTCCGGTTGCGTCTATTAATGATCCTGTAAATGTTCTATTCAGTAAGCAACATGCTTTTCTGAATAATACGTTATTATTTCAAAATGATATGTCTCTCCACCTGAACGCTTCTTCGGACTCGAATAATTCATTTAACTTTTCGATTAAAGCGGAGCAATGGAAAGGTGACGTTTTTGACCAGTTCATTGAATATCGAAGATTTAGTAAATACATGAGTATATCATCTGATACTGCCATCGTTTCACCTGATGATAAAGAGACCGAGCTCAATAAGATGATGGAAGAGATGCAGAAGGCACTAGAGAAAGCTGACGAACATAATCCGTCTAAAACCCAAGATCAGACTCAAGAAACGATTGATTTAGATATCAAGGCGACTAAATCACCTGAGACTGATATATCAACTCGCACAAAAAAGAAAAAGGATCAGAAAGATGAATCGAATGACGATGTGGACATAATTGATGGACCCAAGAATGCTTAATGAGCGAGGTCCGCGTGACTGAGGGGAGAGGGTAATCGACTTCTCTTCCCTTTCTCTTTATATCTTTTAGCTGTCACTTCAACTTCTAATCCAATCGTTTAAATTAGTATAATTATGAGCCTTGAGATTTCTAGTTCTACCTCCTTTTCTGCTTCACCATTCGGTAAGCGACTTCGTGAACCAGAGGAGACTCTCGCAGATGGAAGGGTTCTTAAACTGCCTAAATTCTGCACTATCCCTGAATATATTCGTTTGGTGTATAAGACTTCCCAAATAGAACCTATTAAAGGGACCTTTAACTTTCTTGACAGGGATAATAAAGAGAGAAGATATGATCCCGGAGATACGGACCCTATGGTCTTCCGCGATCGAGGAAGCATCGGAGAGTTCCATAAGTCGATTTTAAAATTGATATCGTACCTAACTCAAAAATGGGAGAATTTGGGGCTGCCCGTCTCCTACGATAAAGATAGAAACGTCCGACTTCCTGACACGAAGGCTGTGGCTGATAGTCTGTTGCATCCAACCGAAGATAATGCTCATATACGAGAGTTATATCACAAGTACCGTTCGGACGTTACGATGATTGGGAGTAATATTGATATACTAAAGAAGGCGTCGTTGGTTAGAACTGTGACACCAGGTTGGTACGTTGTATCTTACAAAGGGAAGAACACGAAACACGTAGATCGCTTCAATCCTGCGCTTAACGTGATTTTAAAGGCTTTTAAGCACATCCGTAATACTCCTCGCTTTAAGACGGTGCTAAATGACATTCTAAATGAGCAAGGCGACCCGCTTGATACTAATGTTGGATATCCTTTCTACACAGGAGAAGTAGATACTGACGGTAATCCCATTTCGAAAATGAAAGTATTAAAAATGTTTGCTAACATGGGAACCAAAGGCTATGATTTTCACTCTGTTATAGAAGAAATTCAACATAGGGTAAATAACCCTGTTCTGGCGCGATATCCATTTGCAGTTGCATGTATTCGACGACTCCAGCCCGGATATAAATGGGCACATATATGGAAACCTACTAAATATGGCCTTATGCTTGATCATGATGAGCGGGGTAATACAACTAACCGAGTAGCGTTTATGGCATCTTATCTTCTTAATCTTTATCTATCTCCTATCCAATCAGAATGGAAGGCGATCAGGAAATTGATTCCGGGATGTTATTTCGATGGTGATTCTAAGAAGCGGATCCTCGCAATGATAAGGAAAAATAAGTCGATACTTATGGAGTCTGACTATAGTAATTATGATCGAAACATTCCTAATAACCTTATTTCTCGCCTTTTTGCGGGTTGGGCAGGATTCACTGACCATCCGACGTATTACTATGCGCTTCTGAAACAGACCCACGCGGATTTGGCTCTCATATGGCCTGACTGGGTTCCCAGCAAAACAGGCGAAGGATGGATCTTTCGTGTGGATGAACTGGCCTTGCTTTCAGGATTGAAAATAACTTCGGAAGTAGGGACATTTTGCAATTTAATTATAATCTCGGAAGCTCTCTTAGAATCTAAGGTGTTAGATGAAGAAACCCTTTTCCGGTATCTCATTTCAGGTTCAGAAGGTAAAGTGATTGAACCTCTATTCCTTATACAATCCGATGATACGATGTTTTTACATTCTGACGAACGAATCCTCATTCGGATGGTTAACGCGTTTGTGGATCTAGCAGAGGTTGCGGGAATTCCAGGATCACTCGAAATCGGGGATCGATTCCTAATGCGACATATGACCGCTGGAGTGGATCGTCCAATTACCTCAAGGATATATCAAAATACCTTATCGAATGAAGAACCTTACGACGATCCACTCAAATTCATAGTAGGATTAGCTGCAAGAACAGATGGCATGTTCGGTCAGAAAACCGTGGATCCTTTCGGTACTGGGACGAATCAAGGTATTTCTGAATTAGAAAGAGAATTCAATCTCTTAGTTCTAGATGAGTTAATCAAATTCTTGTCATCAGCAAAATCTGTGAATTCTGAAGCGGTCAGGTTCTTAGAGGTTTTAAGACAAGCTGGTAACCGCATGGTCAAAAGGGGAGAGTCTTATTATATGAGGAGCGATGATTCTCAGATTATAGATAATCTAAGAAAGAAGTTCATACGTGCTTTAGCAGAGAGAGAGCTTTCTACCGCAGATAAAAAGAAAAACTGGCTCGCCAGCGGGTTCATCAGTTCGTTGCATAAGCAGGCGCTTTCTCCCTCTGCTAAATATATCTTGGATGAGATAACAGGTATGAGCTCAGAGGCCGAGGACCTTAATAGAAGGCTCACGAGGAAAGAAAATGAATTTTATAAATTCGCAATGCGTACAATAGGACTCGAGTTACACGTACAATAAAAGTACGCGCGCATGAAAGTCTGCAATGAAGAAAAGTCTAAGTTCAATGAAGTGAAATTTAAAATGACACATTATGATTAAGTATGTAAAGGGATATATCATAGACGATAGTGTTCTGGTCCTGGTTGAATTCCAGTATGTACATGGACCATCACTAACAAGAAAAGACGATGGATGGTACATGACCCCTATATCCATCGTGAAAATGATAGCTTCCAATTCAGAAATAACGACAGATGGAGGTATTAACTCGAGTTTTGGACCATATCCTGATATGGATACGGCTATCATGAGGAGATTTAGCCCGCAGAAGTCATTAGTCAGGCTCACACCTTTCCAATACTATACGATACTTAAGTTAGTGGAGAAGGTGATGACGGCAAGAGAGGTGATAATAACGCCTCCTGTTCAATACCCTTACGCTCCTAATTCCATTAGGAATCCTGATGAAGATCTCACCTATCATGAGGCGTATTCTGATATTCAACATCAAGATAATGCACCGGTGGTGGGATCTAAACGTAGAAAGAAAAAGTGATGTGAGTTAATTAATCCGAATAATTAATTACTAATTATATCGAATCGCGAAGATTCGTAGAGGACTCTGTCTGAG